TCTTGATACCGATGGCGTAGATAATCTTCTTAAAATTTTGGATACTCTTGAAGAAAACACGAATGTTTTTGTTATATCTCATAAAAAAGATGTTTTAGACTCTAAATTTCCTAGAAAGCTTAACTTTAAAAAGATAAATAACTTTTCAATATGCGTTGAAGATTAAAGGAATATTAAATGACAAATGCACAAACACCAGTAAAAGAATGGTGGAAATCGCGTACAATCGTGGCTGGACTTGTTTCAGTTGGCGTGTCAGCCCTTTCAATGGCTGGACTTGAATTACCAATTGCCACGCCACTTCTTTCTGATATGGTATTCTCAGCAATCACTCTCGTTACGGGTGGAGTTGCTATTTGGGGTCGCGTAAATGCCTCAGCTACTATTGCCCCAGTAGCTAAAAATAATTTGTAGTGTACTTACTACAGTTTTTAGTATATAATATATTATGTTGATTTTTTTAATTATGGAGCTACAATGACTCAACTATCCTTGACTTCTGAACTTGTAGAAGTTTTACAGAACTTCGCCGCTATTAACCCTAATTTTGTTTTTGATTCCGATAAGCCTCTTGGCACTATTTCTCCCACAAAAGCAATCGTAGCTCAATATAGCGGCGATAGTGATATCTTTCCAGAAAGCTTTAGTTCATATGGAATATATGATCTAAACGAATTTATCACAGCAATTGGTCTTGCCGGCGATAACACAGCACTTAACTTTTCAGAAAAGTCTGCGGTCATAACTGGCCAACAAGGTTCAGTCGAATACTTCTTTTCTAGACGTGATGCGCTAAACGTATCGGTCGTGTCAATTAACATGCCATCAAATGACGTAAAGTTTAATATTTCAAACGATCAAATTGCGCAACTTAAACGAGCATCTTCTCTCTTTGGCCATAAGAAAGTTCAGTTTTCTATGGTTAATTCTTCGATAGTCGCAAGAGTATGCGATCCATCAAACCCAACTGCTCCTTCGTTTTCGCTTTCGATCGAAACTGATGCGGGTGAATGGAATGATTCTTTTGTTATTGACATCGATAACATGAAGTTTATGAAAGGCGACTATAGTCTAACGTATTCTTCAAAGGGAATTACCTTATTTGAAAATACTACGATGCCAATTCGTTATTGGATTGCGGTAGAGAAATAAGAGTAGATGGAAAGAGATATGTCCGCACTTTGGTGCGAAGAGTATCGGCCATCAAAAGTCGCCGATACTATTTTACCTAAACGTCTTAAAGATGTTTTTCGACAGATTGTGTCTAAGGGCACAATCCCTAATATGATCTTTTCTGGCTCAGCTGGTCTCGGTAAAACTACTGTGGCTAAAGCTATTTGTAATGAGCTTGAGGCTGACTACATTCTTATCAATGGTTCTGACGAGCGTAACATTGATACTTTACGTACTAAAATTCGTCAGTTCGCTTCAACAGTTTCTTTGTCAGGTGGTCTTAAGGTTGTTATTCTTGATGAGGCTGACTACTTAAATCCTCAGTCTACACAACCAGCACTTCGTGGTTTTATTGAAGAGTTCTCGGGCAACTGTCGGTTTATTCTAACATGTAACTTCAAAAACAAGATTATTGACCCACTTCATTCTCGTTGTTCAGTTTATGATTTTGTGTTTGATAAAAATGATATGCCGAAGCTGTGCTCACAGTTCTTTAAACGCTTGACCGGAATGCTCGATGATAAATCTGTTGAGTATGAACCTAAAACTATTGCCGAGCTCATTCAAAGGCACGCACCTGATTGGCGACGCACTATAAATGAATGCCAAAGATATGCTGTGGCCGGTAAAATCGATGATGGTATTTTTATAAATATGAATGTAGAAAACTTTAATGTTCTCATTGAAGCTCTACATTCTAAAAACTTTAAGACTATGCGTAAGTGGGTTGCTAATAATTTGGATATCGATCCTAGCGTAATCTATCGTCGTTTGTATGACAACATGAATACTTTTGTTGAACCCACATCTACGCCCCAACTGGTTTTGCTTTTAGCTGACTATGATTATAAAGGTGCTTTCGTGAGTGATCAAGAGTTAAATTTAGTTGCGTGTATGACTGAAATTATGGCACAGGTAAAATTTAAATAATGAACTTTTTTGATTATCTTAATAGCATCAATACGACTAAAAAAGATATTATGCAAACTGACCAAGATCAAAAGGCATATTCATCTTATATGGTTAATCGCGGTTTATCATACTTTCCTGATACCGTATTTTTAGCCAATATGATGAATCAGCGATATCACTTATCGCCTAAAATGCAATATGACTTTCTTCGTAATGCTGTTCCGCCTAAGAAGCGATTTTCTAAATGGTTTAAATCTGAAAAGCTAAATGATATTGATCTTATAAGCAAATATTTTGACGTGTCAAATCAGAAGGCTAAGGAATATAGTCATCTACTAAGCACTAAAGATATAAATATAATAAGAGACCGTTTAAATGTAGGCGGCGTTAACGTTGTGAAAGAGAAAAACAAATGAGTTTTGTTGAATGGTCTCCGGTACACATGCTTGAAATAACTCTGAATGAGCCTGATGACTTTTTAAAAGTGAAAGAGACTCTGACTCGAATTGGCATATCCTCAAAAAATACGCGAAAGCTATATCAGTCGTGCCATATTCTACATAAACAGGGTCGTTATTTTATTTGCCATTTTAAAGAATTGTTTCTTCTCGATGGAAAAACCGCCAACTTTTCCAAAGAAGATCTTTATAGGCGAAATACTATTGCGACACTATTATCGGATTGGGGCCTATGTACTTTAGTAAATGGTTATCCTTTATCAGAGGAACGGGCTCCTCTCCGTACGATCAAAATAATTTCATATAAAGCTAAAAGTGATTGGGAACTTATAGCAAAATATAGAATTGGAAATAGTTAAAAAAATAACTGTGTACTTTTCTGTGCTTTTGATATATAATTAATCTATGACAAATACCTTTTATACGTCAGTCTCTAGGCTTGGCAAAAACATACTCTACCGCGGTTTTCAAAATGGCGTAAGGGTTCAATCAAAAATACCATTCAAACCCCATCTTTTCGTACAAAGTTCGAAAGGAGATACACTTTCGCTCGATGGGGTTAAGGTTGGTCGAGTAGACTTTGATTCTATGTATGAAGCCAAAGAATACTCTAAGCGCTATGAAGATATCGATGGCCATAAAATATATGGCACTACAGACTTTGTCGCGCAATTCATCAATGAAAAGTTTCCAGGCGATCGCGTAAAACATAATCCTGATCTTGTTAATATTCTTTATTTTGATATTGAGGTTTATTCTACCGAAGGCTTTCCAACTCCTGAAGAAGCAGCGTATCCTATCGACGCAGTCACATTTAAGTCTTCTCTTTCAAAATCGTTTATTGTTTTTACTACGGTAGAAGGTGGTATTCAAATGGAACCTCTTCTCGAAAAAGGTATTACACGCGATCAAATTCGTCTTAAAAAGTATGAAACCGAACAAGACATGTTGCGTGCCATTCTTAAGTGGTGGAACGAAGAACAGAATATGCCAGACATTATCACTGGCTGGAATATCGAAGGCTTTGATGTCCCTTACTTTATCAATCGTACTCGCCGTCTTCTCGGCGAAAACAAAGTCGGTGATTGGTCTCCATGGCGTAGAGTTAATGAAAAACGTATCTTTGTACGTGGCCGTGAATCTCAGTTTTACACAATCGAAGGTATTGCTCAACTTGATTATATGAAAGCCTTTATTAAGTTTGGATATTCATATGGATCGCAGGAGTCATATAAACTCGATCATATCGCGTCTGTGGTTCTAGGCGATAACAAACTTACGTATGATGAGCAAATGGGTTTACATGGCTTACGCGACTCAGACCCTGGCCGTTATCTTGCGTATAACATTAAAGACACGTGGCTCATTGAAAAGCTCGAAGATAAGATGGGCTTACTTGATTTAATCATGACTACGGCATATAAAGCTGGTGTTAATTACTCAGATTGTTTTGGCACAACTCGTATATGGGATACGATCATTTATCGTAAGCTATCTCAACGTAATATTGCAATTCCTCCAGCGAAAGAAAACTCTAAAACACCATTTGCGGGTGGTTATGTTAAAGCTCCACATGTTGGTATGCATGAATGGGTTGCTTCATATGACTTAAACTCACTATATCCTAATATTATCGTACAGTGGAATATGTCTCCTGAAACAATTGTAGATGGTATGTATGGCGCGTTAAATCCAGACATTTGCCTTAGCGATGACTTTAGTGTTGATGGCGAATATTGTGTTGCGGCTAATGGTGCACAGTTTAGAAAAGATAAGCAAGGTATTATTCCAGAAATTATTGTTGATTACTATGCTGAACGTAAGGCGATTAAAAAGCAAATGCTTTTAGCTCAGCAAGAAAAAGAAAATACGACTGACACTGATAAGTATAAGTTTGATAAGAAAATTGCTCGATTAAACAATGCGCAAATGACAGTAAAAATTCTACTCAATTCACTTTATGGCGCTATGAGTAATGCGTACTTTCGTTACTTTGATCTTCGTATTGCTGAAGGTATCACGCTATCGGGTCAACTTGCCATTCGATCTTCTGAAAAGTCTATCAACAATATTCTTCAAAAAGGCTTTAACGATAATAAAGATCGAGTTATTGCGATTGATACGGATTCCAATTACGTAAACTTATCTGACTT